GGGGGGTCATGCTCGGCGAGGTACTCCGCAACAGCACGCTCTTTTTGGCGCTTGCGCAACAATCCCTCAGCCTCGCATCGCACTTCATCGATGAAGGGGTTGACGACGTGAAACAGTTCGTCAGCGCGACGCCCAGCAGTCTCTTTTAGCATCTTCTCGACTTCCTTCAGGGCGATCCGGTCGCGCTTCAGCGCCAAGATCTTCAACTGCATCCCGACCGAGTCCCCAAATTCTGGTATCTCGTCAGGCTTGCCCCCCAGCTTCAAGTACTCCACGAACAAGTCATGGGACTCTTCGAGAATGGCCATCGACGCGTGACATCGTGCAGCCCCGACCCAATTATCGAAATCATAATCGATCCTTCTGTCGGTCTTGGGCTCCTCATCCGAATTAGCCTCGTGGGTTTCTTTTCCAGGTTTTCCTTCCTGACGGGTTTCTTTTCCAGGTTTTCCTTCCTGACGCTGCGGTTTGGCAGGTTTCTCCGTCTCCTGGCGCCGCTGGGTTGGAGGCCCTCGTGGCGACTTTTTCTCCGCTGGCTTCGCGGGGGCCGCTGCTTTAGGTGCGGGCACCGGCACCGGTTTGTCGTGTTTTCCTTCACTGGGTTCGCTAGCGACAACTGCGGCCGGGACATCAGCACTTGCCCTGGGCGCAGCTCCTGGGTTGACGCTCGTTCCCGTCTCCCGTCCACGCGGCCACCGTTCCTGCTCACCACCCGCGGTCCCGGGCCCATGGCCCCTTCCACCACCCATGATCAGGTTCCCGGCCTCGTTAAACCTCCCATCCGCGGTGCCCCCTCGCCCGGGGCCTCCCCTCCGCTCGGCCTTGCCCTTTCCTTTGTACTTGCCGGGCTCGGTGCGGTGCTGTTGGGTGGTCGCCTCCTTGTGGCGACGTTTTCGATCCGCTTGATCTAAGTCGTCGCCGTTCGTCCACTCGCCATTGTTGCCATTCAGGAACGGCACAAATGCTCGTAGACGACCCCATCCGTGCTTGGTTCTGGCGCTCCAGCGCCACGGGCAAGCGCACCCGTCCCCCTGTCCAACCAGGGGATCTGGGATACCAAACTCCCAAATCCCACCACCCAGGCATCCCTTTGGGTGTGGGGGGGGGGCTTCTGCCCCCCCACTCCGTCACAACATCATCGCGCTCAACCCCTTTATCACGGCGGAGACTGCCACAGGTTTCAGACCGGCCGCGATCTCGCGGACAGCACTGAGCACAGTCTCTTTCAGACTCAAGTGTGGGGCGCGCTGGCGAACAATTGGCACCTGTTGAAGGATGTTCACGCAGTGCGCAAGCCCCTGTGGGTCTGCGGCGTTCGGGGTGGCCAGCGTGGCGACGTAAGGTCCACTATATTCCACGTGTATGATGTATTCAACCAAATAGCTGGCGGCTGCGGACGCTTGGACTTGGAAAATGTATATCGGTCCTGGCACGCGCCATTGCGGCACCACATTGCTGCCTGTGTTGATTGTGTCATTGGCCGTGGCGACGGCGGAAATTGGGATGTTGTCTCCACTTGAGAACCCAAGGTTCGAGAAAGCGGTACTCAATTGTGATCCGTTATCCAACGAGCTTTGATCAGGCATCATGTTCGAAAACGAACATTCGACGTCACTAATCGGGTATATGCTCATATGGCATGGGGACCTCGAAACGCCCTCGACCGAGGTGAAGAGTAAACTCCCAGCATTCCCGCCATCAGCGGTCGCCGCCAACGCATTGCTGTGCATAGGATCCACATAACAGTAGCTGACTCCACTTTCGTTTATTGTGGTGCCAACGTAACTGATACGCAACCCTGCGCCCACTACCCGCCCCAAGAGGGACGAGCTCGGTAATGCTGAATAGCCAGAAGCGGCCAGCACAGAGCCCGTCCCATAGGGTAGGTTGGAAGCGTAGAATCGTGTGACTCCTGAGCGCAACGTGTTGGTAGAGGAGAGTGGGTAGCAACTAGTAGAGGTATACGCGTTAGTGGACACGTAACCCTGGGGCATGTCGCTCGCCCACGTTGGGGTGCCAGTGACGAATCCGTAAAACGCAGTCCCCAACGCCATGTTGAACCTGACGAACCCACTAGCCTTCAAGGTGGCCTGAGCTGGGTGCGTAGGTAGGCAAACATTGCGCGCTGAAAACGGATCGACGAC